TGAACATACTCGATACGGTTCGCAACGATATTGCTCAATCAATTAAAAATAGCTTAGCGCTTGGCGATGACTTACAAACTGCTATATCTAAAGTCCAAGATATTATCGATGACCCTGCGCGCGCCGAAATGATAACTCGAACTGAATCAGTCAATGCTTACCAGTCGGGATTATCACAGTTTGCCGATGAATCAGACGCTAAAGGTAAAGAATGGCAAACAGTTGGTGGTTGCGCGATTTGTGAGGGGAATGTTTCTGATGGCCCGATACCAATTGACGCTGATTTTTCGTCCGGTGATTCTGAACCAACCGCACATCCGAACTGTCGTTGCGGTCTACGCTACATTTACCAAGAAGAGTGGGATAATCTGTAAAAATTAAGCATTTACAAAATGCAGAAAGACAAGGATAATACAACCACATGCCAGCAACTACTGTTACGAAAATAAAAACCGAATCTTTAGTCAAAGCTTATCGCGTTATCAAAGCTGATAGCTCTGGCGAGATACCTACCAAAATCATGTTAGTTCAAGTCGGTGATTGGCCTGATTCCGTTAAGGGTAATCTGACAATTACTGCCGCCGATTTACACCAAATGAAGATGAACTTCGATAGTGGTATTGCTCGACCAGGCCAAGGCCTAGGTCTACCAATCGATTTTTCACACAATGAATGGCAACAAGCAGCCGGTTGGATTAATGAGCTAGAGGTCGATGGCGACACACTATATTCAGTCAACACCGAATGGTCGGATGCTGGACGTGACGCAATCTTGGGTAAAATGTTCAAATGTATTAGTCCATCATTCTACCCAGCCGGACGTGGCGGATGGCAAGACCCCGAAGATTTGAGCGTATCAGTCGATAACGTACTGGTGGGCGCAGGTCTAACAAACATCCCATTTTTTAAAGGTTTATCAGCTGTAAAAGCCTCTGTTTTGTCAGAAACCGATACAGGTGATAGAATCATATACATTAACAAAAGCGTAAACGCAAAGGAAGAAAAACCCGTTATGGTACTAGAAGACATACGAGTAAAAGAGCAAGCCGACCTAACCTCTGAAGAAGAGAAGTTCCTTGCCGACAATAAAGCACAGCTAACTGCTGATGAAAAAGCAAAGTTTGGCATTAAAGACGAAGCGGTTGTAACTGCTTCAACTATTAGTGCTGAAGACGCAAAAATTATTGCTGACTATAAAGCCGGTAAGATTAAACCAGTTGCCGAGGGTGCTTCTATCGTTGAAGCCTCACGTATCGCTTCACTAGAAGCAACAGCCGTTAAATATGAAACCGAAAAAGCTGAAACAATCGTTGCTGACCACATTAAACGTGGTGCTATCAAAGCCGATCAAGCTGGACGATGGACAAGCCGTCTATTGGCATCAACTGGCGAAGCTCGAACAGAACTAGAATCAGATCTTGCAGCATTACCAACTAACGAAATGCTAGGCCAAGAACTCGGTAATGGTGCTGACGTTAAAACTAACGCTGACGCTCGTGTTGAAATCGCTGAAATGGCTGGCAAATTAGTTGCTGACGCTAAAACTGCTGGCAAAGAATTGTCATATAGCGAAGCACAAGCTCAAGTCTTGGCCTCAAACCCAGACCTAGCTGCTCGTGACCGCGCTCAAAACCACATCGCGTAATAATTAAATCCTAAAAGAAAGGGATAATCACAAAATGGCTAACTATAATGACGAAGGTTACATCACTCGCCTAGCAAGTGCTGACCTTAGCGCAAAACAATTCTTCATCGTAAAACAGGCAACTGACCGCACAGTCAGTCTATCAAGTGCTGCCACTGATTTTCATATCGGTGTCATCCAACTTGGTGCTGCATCTGGTGGCGAGGTTTCAATCGCTGCTCGTAACAAAGACGGCACATTTAAGGTCGCCGCTGGTGCTGCTATTACAGCCGGTACATTCCTAACCGCTGACAGCACTGGTCGAGCTGTATCAACAACCACGCCAAATGATGAAGTCATCGGTGTTGCTCAAGAAGCTGCTAGTGCCGCTGGTCAGATTATTGAATATCTACCACTTTCACGCAAATACTAATTTGTAACTTTAAAAAATAAGTAAGGATATACCCACAATATGAAACCAACGTCACAGTATTACATAGACCCTGCGCTAACTCAGATTAGCTTGGCCTACCGTAACGACCCAGCAATGTTCATCGCCGAGATGATCGCCCCAGTTTTGCAAGTGCCTAAAATCACTGGTATTATCTGGAAATACAACCCAGACAACCTAAAGCAACCAGTTGATACTACTCGTACCGGCTTCTCAAAGACCAAAATCACTGGCTTTAGCCGAACGAAACTAACTTACGGCCCACTCAAAGAGCATGACCTTAAAGTCCAGTTGAGCAAAGACGAGCTAGAAATGACCGATAGCCCACTAGATGCACAACGCGATTCCGTTTTGCACCTAAACGAGCAAATGTCACTCGAAAAAGAAATTGCACTTGCTAAAACACTATCTGATACATCTGTTATTACTCAGAACACAAACCTAGCAGCTACCCCAACTTCACAGTGGAGTGACTACGCTAACTCAAGTCCATTCACTGATATCGTTGCCGGTGTTCAGGTTATGCGTAAAAAAGGTCTGAAATCACCTAATACAATCTTCTTTAGTTCTGATGTTTGGGCTATTCTACAAATGCACCCAGACCTATTGGATCGTGTTAAGTTCTCGAGCCTAGGTGTATTGACCGAGGAATTGCTAGGCACATTGTTAGCACCACAAGGTATTACACGAGTTATCGTCGCTAGCGCTGTCTATGACACTGCTGCTGAGGGTCTAACTGCAAGTAATAGCTTTATCTGGGGCAAGCACGTATGGTTGGCATATATCACAGCTACACCTGCTCTAAACAGTTTGAACGGTGCTTACACCATTACTAAACAAAATGGTCGCTATGTTGATACCTGGATGGATCAAGACGAAAAAGCTATGAATATCCGTAACAACGACTACTATGAACAACACGTTGTCGGTGCAGAAGCATTTTACCTAATTCAAAACGCGATAGCGTAAGGGGTTTCTCACTATGATAGTAAAAGTATTTGGTAAACAGATTTTCAGGGGTGAAGTACAAAACCCCAACGGTTATACTCGTCGCCAGACCTGGACACACCCGATTGCTGCTAGTGCAACCGCACTAAAAGCTTTGACGGCTACATCCGCTTCAGTTGCAACTACTATTACGCCAACAGCTCAACCAGACTTCGCCAGAGTGATTTCGGTCACTCCTGGCGGAACTACGGCTGACGTTGCAGCCGGTAGTTATGTTATTACTGGTACAAATATCCGCGGCGAAGCTTTAACACAAACATTGACTTTTTCAGCTAACGATACATTAAAGCAAGTTACTACAAAAGCTTTTAAAACCGTTACAAGTGTTGTCGCCCCTATCCAAGATGGCGCAGGCGCAACCTTTAGTATCGGTGTTGAAGAGGTACTTGGTCTTGATCGTGGTATGAGTGAAGCTGCTGTTGTCGATGGTTATGTTGACGGTGTTCGTGAAACTACCGCCGCAACTGTAACCTTCAGTACGACTGACATCTCACTAAACACAGTTGACTTCAATACAGGTCTTGCTAATACGAAAGTATTTACAGTTCTGTTTGTACCTACTGAAACAACTCAAAAAGTCGGCACAACTGCCTAGAAAGGTAAAATGTTACTATGACAAAAGTTAAAGCGATTTGTAATTTCAAGTATCTAGGTGCTGATTTTACACAAGGTCAGTTACTTGAAGTGACTGAAGAACAGGCTATTTTCTTGTCAAGTGACGATGTTTAGGCTGTAACAATAATTGCTGAAGATAAACCACAGGCTCTTCAGCCTGTGGTTGCATCTGAGGCCACTACTGAAACACCTGAAGCAACCGTTACCCAAGAAACGCCAGTTGAGACGGAGGTAACTGAAACTACAGCCGCCCCTTTAGTAGAGGAAGCGCCAGTAGTTCCAGTCGATTTGACATTAGAACCTACGGCAGTGGTATCACAACCAGTATCCGAAGTTTTGCCCGTCGAATCAGCGCCCGTTTCAAACGAACCAGTTAATGTTCCAACTAATGAAGAAGTAATGCAAACGGCTGAAGCGGTCAGCTAGAAAGTCGAGTTACTGTGAGCCGAGATTACAGAATACAAAATTACACAAAAACCCTGACCATACCAGCCGGATCGGGCGCAGTAGCCGATGTTTTAACTCGAGATTTAAACGGACTATTACGCGGTATTATAATTACGCCACCTGCCAGTTTGACTGGTAGCTCCTATGGCTTTACGGCTAGTGGCTATTACACGATATCGACCTTATCGGCCGGCTCAAAGTCGATTAACACTGTTGATTCACATAATAATCCGTTGCAGTTCCCGATCGCTTCTAAAAAAGGCGATAGCTGGCTAACAATTACTGTTGCTGGCGACGTTGCGGCAGCTGGTATTTTAACGAGTGCTAACACTGGTGCGTTTACTGACGGCAAAATTGTGACTATCGGTTCAACTGTTTATCGGTTTAAGACAGTACCAACTCAGACTTACGACGTTTTCATTGGCGTAAGTGCTGATGCAACACTTACAAGCCTGGGCCACGCTATCAACGCTGATGGTACGGCTGGTGTTGATTACTTTACTGGCACACTAGCCCACCCTGACGTTACTAGTGGCACACTATCAAACCACACCATCACTGTTACGGCTAAAGTTGAAGCTATCGGTGGCAATAGTATTGTCACAACCACCAACGAGCCTAAACTAAGCTGGGGTGGTGCAACATTAAGCGGTAGTGGCGAATCAGTTGATCGAGTGTTCACAATATCAGCCTACATCGAGAGGTAATAAACATAAAAGTAAAATATAAGAGGTACGTTGAAGCTCGACGTACCTCTTGCCATAGGTAGATAATGAAAGAAATAGACGACATACTTAACAAAATCGGCATAATGATTACTCATGCAGTTGGTACGATGTATTGCGCTATTCTATTTGGCCTACTAGCTCTTACTTCATTCCCTGCAGCTATGCGTTCAGGCGATCCTGTCGTTATTGTCGGTTGGATAGCTCAGACGTTCCTACAACTCGTACTGCTTAGTATCATCATGGTTGGTCAACGTCATTCGGCTGAACAATCTAAAAAACACCATGAAGAACACCTTGAACTTATAAAAAACCACCACGCTGAACGTACTAATGATATAAAACTTATTCATAAACACTTGGGTATTAAAACCGACGAAGGTGAGACCTGCGATTTTTAATAAAACTATAGTAAGATAGGTATAACATGTCACAAACTATAAAAATCCCTAATTATACGTCAACTAGCAAGCCAAGCAACCTTACCGGCACGACCAGATTAGATGCTGACGCTGCGGCGGCTGCCTCCACAATCACCGTTCAAAACACCCAAGGCTTTACGGCCGCTGATTTTATCATTATAGGCACGCCTGGTAGCGACACGACCGAGATGTTGACAATTCAGACTATTACTCCAAGCACGACTATCACGCCGACAACGGCCTTAAAACTACCTCATAGCAAATATAGTTATGTCTATGGTTTAGTTGGTAATCAGATTAAGGTTTATCGCGCCCCGAATGTTAATAACGACCAACCGGCCGATTCAGCTTTTACGGTACTAGCCACTGTCTCAATCCAAGATGACCAGGCTTATACAACTTATATTGACAGTGTCGGTTCAAGCGCCTACTGGTATAAATACACCTACTACAATGCAACGTCATTATTTGAAACTAATCTGGCCGATAGTACCGCGACGCGCGGCGGTGATGCTGGTAATTACTGTTCGCTTGATTCAATCAGGCTAGAATCTGGCTTTAGAAACGCCCAATATATAACCGACGATATGATTGACGCTAAACGTAAAGCGGCCCAAGATGAAATCAACGGCACGCTAAATGGTTTCTATATAACCCCATTTGTCGCACCAATTAATGCCTTTATATCAGATATTACAGTTCGCCTGGCGGCTGGTTTACTATTAACCGAGCAGTACAACGTCGTTAATAAGACCAACAATATCAATGGCCTAGCTAAAATCAAAAGCGCGCGCGATGATTTGAACAAAATCAATCTAAAAGAGATTGTCTTAACTGACGCCAACGGTGTTAGTTTTGCCTTGGACGGTTCAACAGGTGGCGCCTCAAGTTGGCCAAACGAAACAACTGCCGCCACTGATATATCACAGATGTCAGACGGTCAAGATGGTGGTCATGTTTTTAGCATGGCTGATCTGCTCGGTTACTTTGGTAGGAAGTATTAATAATGTTGAATGTTGATATTCACATCACTGGAACGGCTGACGTTATTGCTAAGTTCAAACGGTTAAACCTTAGTCTGACTGATTTTAAACCAATCATGGAAAAAGTTGGTAGTGAAGTATCTAAATACTATCGTGGTCAAGTATTTGCTAGTCAGGGTGGTGTCTTTGGTGTTAAATGGCCAACAACGCTAGCCGCAACAACAAAATACAAATTGAAACATTACCCACAATATGCCACTACTCCACTAATTAGAACTGGCGATATGCAAAACTCATTTAGATTCGATGCTGACAACAATAGTGTAACAATTAGTAACCCAACACCATATTTTAAATATCATCAATCAAGTGCTGCTAGAAAATCAAATCTACCACGACGTCAGATGATGGGAATAAATAATCCAGTTAAATCAATAGTAAGACAAATTATCGATGCTGATATAAAAGCTAAATTGAGGTCTATCTAATGGATGAACCTCAAATACGACTAGACGGCGCACAAACGATTCGTAATTTATTACTCAGCACCTTTGGTAGTGTCTTTACGACTTATTATATCGGCGCGCCTGGCGAGATACCCGAAGCAGCACTACCTTGTGTAATTATTCAGCGTGTTCATACTAGTTATCGCGCAGGTGCAACCATGACCGATGACGTGACCGAAGACATTATGGTTCATATCCTAGACAACGGCAAAAATAGCTGGGGCGCGCCCGATGATGACGATACAGCTATGAGAAAACTGCAAAACTTAGTCGAAGGCCGCGACCCAGTAACTGGCGCACCTCTCAAAACTTCTATTATTTATGCGTTACGACAAAATATAACATTTACATCAACTATCATCGACAATGATATTGATGTGAACTATGACGTAACTACTCGACCGGACGCGCCAACTCTTGTCGAAGCCATTATTACCGTCAAGACAGTTGAGCGAGTATTCTTACCTAATAGAACATAGATTGTAAACGTAAATTAATAAGATATAATGAGGAGTATTATGACTACATACAAATATAAAGCCAAGAATGGACAAGATTTTATCTTACCTGGAATCGGTGCAAGTAAAAACGGCGTGATTGAAGTCACTCGACCACTCGAAGCCCCATCACTCGAACTTATAGTTGAAACTGAACCAGTGGAAGCGTCTCAAATCGCTCAACCTGGTGCTGTTATCGGTGTTGCACCACAAGCGACAGTTACACAACAAATAATTAATGTAGAGGAGTTAAAGTAATGCCTAATATAGCAGTCGAACGTCTATCAAACCTAGGTTATTTAGGCCTCGTCAAAGAAGCAACTGCCGGTATAGCACTAACGCCAACTGATTATATTCCGATGTATAATCAGACTTTAAATACTAATATGAACTTTGTCGACCAACAACCAATTGCTGGCACTAATGTTTTAACATTCGCTACCATACAAGGTCAACGTGATCACAAGGGTGATTTTACAGTCGTAGCTGAACCAAATACAAGTGCTAAATTATTTGATATGTTACTAACAAAAACCAGCACAACCGGTGCTGGGCCAACATATACTCATACTTTTGATCATTCTGGGGCTAACCCAAACAGTTATACGATAGATATATCGTATGGAAATATCGTATCACGCTACTATGGTGTTAAAGCTAGCAAAATTACTCCAACATGGAATAAGACCGAATTGCAATGGAAAGTTAGCGTTTCGGCTCTAGGTTCATTCCAGGGCCGCGCACTAAGTGCAGCGCCTACCGGATCAGGTACATTTACAGTAGTATTAAGTACTGCCTATGACCCAAGCCCAACTACTGGTTTAGTTGCCGGAGATTTAATTCGCTTTTATCACTCTGGGGCTGCATATATTGACGCTACCGTACTAGCTGTTATCGATGGAGTTAGTTTTACGACATCAACTAGTGTAGTAACGATGACTACTGGTGATATGGTCTATCTACGACCAGCTACAGTAGCATTTACATTACAACCATCATTCATTTGGCCAAAAACTAAAGTTCAACTAGCTGCTACTGCTACGGCTGCACTAGCTGCTGCACAAACGCGCGTTGAGACTGGTACAACCTATGAATTGACGCATAACTTCAATAAAGATACTGGCGAAGACCGTTCGGGTGGATTTGATCCAGCAGCTTTAATTCATACTACTGTTGACGTTACATTTACTCTAAAAAAATTCTTTGACCAAGCTGATGACATTGCTAATATGCAATCACTTGTTACAACCGCTGCAGCTATCATCCATCAATCGGGTGCAACTAACCAATACAACACGACAATCGTCTTTAATAGCCTAAAAACTGATGGGGCAATTGTGCCGACCTTGAGTCCAAATGGTGTGCCATACTCAGAAATTAAGTATCATCCTGTTTATAACAGTACAGATGCTAAAGAGTTCTATGTCATAATTACTAACGCATTAGCAACAATTTAAGGGGGAATATGATTCGACCAGT